CTATGCAGATGACCGCCGTCAACGAGAACTTTGACCTCGTGATCGGCAACACCCCGTTCCAGCTGAACGAAAATGCCCACCGTCAGCTGGGATTGCAGTTGAAGATCCCGGCTCCCTACTACGAGCGGATGCGGGCAGAGAACCCCGGCCTGCTGATGGCAAACGTCAATGGCTGGTTCCAGCAGTCCCCGGACACCCGCCGCATGGTTCGCACCCTTGATGGTACCGCTCGCGCCATCCTCTCCGACCGCTACCGCCGTATCGACAACTACGAGGTTGCACAGACGGTCCTGCCGATTATCTCTGAAATGCAGGGAGCCCGCATTGAAAGCTGTGAACTGACTGATACCCGCATGTACATCAAGGTTGTCAATGAGCGCATCCAGACCGAAGTAGTGCCGGGGGACATCGTTCAGGCCGGCATCCTGATTTCCAATTCTGAGGTCGGCATGGGTAGCGTTTCCGTGAAGCCGCTGATTTACCGTCTTGTCTGTACCAATGGCATGGTGGCGGATGTGGGTGTTGGCAAGCGCCATGTTGGCCGCATCAATGAAAGCGTGGATGGCGATTTCGGGATTTTCCGGGATGAGACCATCGAAGCCGACGACCGGGCGTTCCTGATGAAGATTGAGGACACCGTCCGGGCGGCGGTCGATGAAGCCCGGTTTAATGCGCTGGTGCAGAAACTCCGGGATGCCAAGGAAGCGCCCATTCTCCCGGCGGCGGCTCCCAAGGTGGTTGAGCTTGCGGCCAAGGAGTTCAACATCCGCCAGAACGAGAGCGAGGGCATTCTGGGGCATCTTATCGCGGGCGGTGACCTTTCCCTCTATGGTCTGGCAAACGCTGTCACACGGCACGCGCAGGACGTGCAGAGCTACGACCGCAGCACTGAACTGGAAGCCACCGGCTACAAGATCATCACCATGCAGCCCTCGCTGTTGAAGCGCTGGAATGAGGAGGTGAGTACCGTATGAGCGGCAGACACATGAATGCCCGGCCCAAAAGGCTGACCCGCAAGCAGAAAGAAGCCCTTTCCGCACAGGGCTGGGATTCCCGGCAGTACCTTTTCGTTCAGGACAGCCCGGATGTTGGCGGCTGGGTTCTGATGAACAAAACTACCGGCCATTATGTAGTGTTCAAAAACTGAAAGGAGAGTGCAATATGGCACAGGATACCTCATTGCAGGTCATCGAACTTCAGCAGTTGCCTATCATTGTCGAGCGGCTTCACAGCGTAAAGGCCGACATTGAGCGGCGCACCGCCGAAGCCACCTCGCTGATCTGCACCGAAGAAACCTATAAGAGCGTCAAAGATGCCCGCGCCCAGCTTACCAAGGAATTCAAGGAGTACGAAGCCCAGCGCACGGCCATCAAGAGCAAAATCCTTGAACCCTACAATGCCTTTGAGCAGGTCTACCGGGAGTGCGTGACGGCACCGTTCCAGCAGGCAGATGCCGAACTGAAGCAGAAAATCACGGATGTGACCTCTGGCATTGTGGCTCAGAAGACGGAAGCGCTCATGGACTACTACGGCGAGTTGGTGGAAGCCTCCGACATTGATTGGCTGGATGATCTGACCTACCGCCCGAAAGTCAACATGAGCGACAGCCTGACCTCTTTGAAAAAGCAGGCAAAGGCATTCGTAGACGGCATTGTGGCCGACGTGGCCGCAATCGAGGGCATGGACAACGCCGCCGAGATCATGGTGGAGTACCGCAGCAATTTGGATTTGCCCAACGCCATCAAGACTGTGGGTGACCGGCACAAGGCGCTGGAGGAACAGCGTCGGCGGGAAGAAGAGCGCCGCGCCCGGCAGGCCGAACGGGA